TGATTCATTATGTTATCTGCTTCCAGAGGAACTAAATGATCATACAGAATCATTTGCGCTACGCCCACCATAGCACCTGCTAAAAGTACACTATCTTCACTGCTTTTGGAAGAGGAATTTTGTAGTTCTAACAACATTGAAAAGAACTCCGATAACCGTGTTTCTGCTGGTGTTTTTGGATTAACCATCTTTTACCTTCTTTGCTTTAGATAGATTAACATTTGCACGTAATTGTGCAATATCTTCTTGAGAATCCATTCTATCTTGCGCTATTTTACTTTGTGACGCAATTCGCTCACGTTCTACAGCTAGACGTAGATCTGTCTCTTCGTCTTTTCGTTGTAGGTCCATTGCTTTTAATTGCAATTCTTGTTCTTTTAATCTGATTAACGGATCGCTACCTTCAGTGTCAAACATCTCTTGTTCTTCTGTAATCATCTGCGTAGTCATTTCATTAATCTTCTCAGCAATAGCTGATTCTATTTCCAACTGCATCTGTTGTATTTGTTGCTGTATCATTTGCTGTTCTTCATCTGTTTGAACCATTTGTATTGCTTGTTGTAATTGTTGCATTGGTTCTGCAAACTCTGCTGATACAACTTCTCTTGCTTGTAAAGCTACGTGATCAGAAATATGTGATTGCAGTATACCCATAACAATAGGATTATTTTTTACTAAGAATGACGACATAAAGGCACGGTGTGCATTGATATGTGCATCATGATTTTGTTGAGGAAAAGCTTTTAGCTGTTGCGATTTTAACGACTGAGCGTTCTCGGTTCCTGGATCAGTTGGTGTTGGTTGAGGAGGAGGTGGTAAAATTGCAGCAATATCTGTTACACCAAGTGACATGTACATACGTCTGTATGCTTCATATAAGTTGTGTGCTTTAGGATTGCTTTGAGCTAACTGTAGTTGTGATTGTGCTAATGTAATTCTCTGTGACACAGAAAAAATATTAGGATCACTTACAGGTAGTATATCTATTCTACCATCAAAGTCTTGTTGCTTAACTTGCGGTTGACTGCCCTCTACTTCGTACGGATACATCGGAGGTAATGACTCAGCAAATATTTTAGCTAATAAATTAAATTCTATTTTTTGTGCATAGTGCATTCTTTTATGAATAGCACTCATGACTTTTGTACCACGTTCCATTAATGCCATAGTTGTTCCCACAGGATTATTACCACCCATGTTCTCACCTGTTGGCTGATCTGCTACTGTTGCAAATTTAGTTGCGGCAGCTACGGCAAATCCTAATAGTTGAAATAAAGTTGCACTTGGTTCTTTGTAAGGTAAAGGAATTAATCCTTCACGTAGGTTTCCTCCAGGTGCATCTACATCTCTAAACTCTCCTGGTTGTAAAGGTGTATCATCATCTTTTACTCGAAGACCTCTTGCTTTAAATCCTGCTGGTAAGTTTGATAAAGTACCTGCATCAATAAGTTGACGAAGAGCAGCAGTTGCTGTTCTTGTTAATCCACCAAGCATGTGTATTAAACCAAAACCATAAAATCCTAATCCTGGTAAAAATTTAAAGTGAACAAAGTATTGTTCCTTTTTCATAAACGGATCATTTTCTTTATAGTTTCTGTAGATAGCTAAAACTTTTCCTGAACCCTCATCTATTGTAATGATGTAAGGTTGTTTAATTCCATCTTCACTTTCAAAACCTGGTAAGTCTAGGTCAGCGTGTATTTCTAACAAAGTAAATTCGTTAGTGTTATATCCAGTTTTTTTAACGCCTTGTATTTCTCTCTCTTTTGTTACAACGGAATCTTCTTCAGTGTAAGGCTCAATATCTATATCTCTATAAAACCCTTGAACTTGTAATTTTCTAATTTCATTTTTACTTCTTTTTAAAACATGTGTAACTCTTTCAGCAGACTGTAAGTCAGTAGCTGTGTAAGGAACTAATAGATCATCAGCAGGAACAAACTTAGAAACTGCTCTTCCAATAGTTGTATCAAAGTAAACTTTTTTAAATGACGAGCCTGCTAAAGGTAGATGAAATAACATCTGATCTAATTCAGGATCGTATTCTTCCATAACATGCATAAGCTGATAATTCATAAACTCAGACACGCGCTCTGCTTGTTGTTGTTTTAAAACATCTTCTTTACCTAGTATTTGAGTTCTTACAGGTCCACCTGCAGGAAGTAATTCTCTATATGCTTGTGCTTGAAATTGTGTAACTGCTTCTGCTAATACAGGGTGACTGACATTGCTTGCACCCATAAATGGTTCAGATCTTTCTTTGTATTGAAATCCAAGTAGACCTAATCCTTTTTTATATGTTTCTTCCCATTCTTTTCTTGAAGACTTATCTTCTTCAAATCCTTCCATGACATCGTTTGAAACAACACCTAAATCGTTCTCATCCATGAATTCTGCAAGGTTAGAATCAAATGCAATCTCTTGTTCTAGTTCCTGTTCTCCAATAAGAGCAGAGCCATCTTCCAACATTGTAACATCACTAAACGTATTGTCTGCTACGTCAATGTCAATTAAACCCATATTTTCTGCTGAAGTCTCAGCGATTTTTTCTTGGTCTCTGTATAAAGAGTCTTTTTCAATAGCCATTTCTTTCCTTATTTATAAATCTTATTTAATTGTAGCATTTCTTTAGTTAATTCAATAGCGAAAACAGGTTCTGATTCAAAGTTTTTATCTCTTTCCTTTTTAATCTTATACCTTCCGCCTGCATTATCTACCAAATCATTTGCTATAGCTTCTGCTTGTCGGTACGTGTCCCCTTGACCTACGACATCACCTGTAGTCTGGTTAATAATATTATATACTGTTTCACTTCTAGATTCACCTACTGCCACATTAGCAACCACCATCTTAGAGTTATTATCATCTGCATATTTTCTCATACTTCTCTCAATATCAGACGTATAATGTCCACCTACTTGATTTGTTTCTTCGTTCCATGCTCTTGATTTTGGTCCACCATAAAATTCATGAGTGCCTACACCAGGATACTGACTATTACCCAGAGAAGCGGTTGTGTTAATATCTTGACGTAATCTGTCTTTATATTGGTTAATACGATTTTGTTTATCTAATATTCTGTCATTAATGTCCATTGACGTATCACCTGCTTGGTTATACGCTTTTCCCGCTACAATATCTCCAGATGCTACACCTAAATATGTTGGTGCTTTTGGATCTTTTTCTACAAACAAGCGATGAGCTGCTTCGTATAGCTGTTGTTTAAGAACAGCATCACTCCACGCTCCTCTATCTTTTAGTGGTACATCAGGATAGAGTGCTTTCATTAACTGACTACTAATCTCATCAGCCATTGAATCAATAATTTCTGTTTGTCTTTTCTTAAAGTTTTCGTACATCGCAAAGTCTTGTGGTGTTAAAGCATATGGCGGTTTTTTTCCCATCTCACTAAATTGTTTTTGAAACGCCATTAGTTCATTATACTGGGGCATTAACTCTAGTTTAGTTGCGCCTACGGGACGTGCTACACTTCGGTTGTCTGCAAAGAATTGCATCAGGTCTCTGTTAATACCTTGCTCCATTGCTTCTATACCAACTCCTTGTTCTGCCATCACGTCTAGTTTGATAGCTAGTTCTCTTGCTTTTCTTGTTGCCGCTTGTGCAATATCCGATTGAATCTCATCAATAAACGTCATGGTAACGTTTTGTGGTTTTACATCTTTGATTGACTCTAATCTTTTTTCTTCATCCACAAACTGCGATTGTAGTTTTCTTAACTGTTTTTGTTTTTGTACAATCTGTGCATCTACTGCTTGCTTTGCTTTATCATACGATAAACGTCCACCTGATCTTTCAACAAGAGCATTGACAGCTTGTGAAATAGTTTGGAAGTCATCAGGATCAACATTGGTCAACGGATCATCAACCAAGCTTTGTATCTTTGTTTCAATGTCTTGTAATTTTTTTGTGTCTGTAACCGCTAGTGGATTAATAATCGTACCTGTTGCTTTATCTACTGTCTCTCCTGGATTGATTATAGCAGGACGGTCCGTGGCCCTTCCCCACGCAAGTGTATAGTTATCACCAAAGTTATGATTTGATGCTCCACTTGGTAGAGTTCCTGGATCTCCTCGAAACTTATCCGAATCAATTTTCAATACTCGTTCTCTATAAGAACCTGGAAGATAACCAGGCATTAATCCTGTTCCAGCATATCTTGCTTCTTTGAAAACAGGTTGTCCTCTTTCAATAGCAGGTGCATCGTATCGTTCTGGTATATCCGATTTAGCTATATTTATTTTATCAGATCTAAATCCAAAACCTTCTGTTGTTAACTGATTGAGAGGTGACTCACTTGTAATTTGTATAATATCTTGTGATAGGATAGGTTCACCTGATTTTGCTTTTGCCGAAACATAAGGGCCGATCCGCGCATCACTGACCTCGTCTCTTCCTATGCCAGCCGCGTTTATGTAATCATAAAATTCTTTTTCGGAATCAAACTTCACAGGCGAGTTTGGTTTAGATAAAGATAATTCTAAGTTAGAATAAAAAACTTGTCCTGGATTTATAGCTGTAGCTTCTGGTCCGAGAGCCTCGAGCGTTGCTTTTTGTTTTATTGTTGGTGTAAAAATATCCGTCTTTGATATTTCTTCTTTTAAGTACGGCGGTGGCTTTCCAAACATCCTAGAGAAGAAACCACCAGGAGCGGCATACTGAACGTCGGCCGCGTTTACTATTCCACCTTTGTTAAAATCTGCTGTTTCTCCAAACATTTTTACATACTCTTGTTTATTATCTGCAATTATATCTGCTGCTAATATAGCTCTATCTACCTCACTTTGAGTAAGTGCGCCAGCATCCATTGCTTCTATCATTAAACCAGAAAGTTTTTCATCTATAGGAATAGCCCTACCAATTGTTTGACCTGGAGCTATTTCTCCTTGAACACCAATAGTTTTCATAGCATTATCTATCTCAAGAAGTTTTTGGTAGTCACTTTCTAATCCATCTCTTGCATATCTATTGTAATAAATTCTTGCCTGTGATTCTAAACCAGACTGCATGTAAGCATTATATTCAGATATATCTATGTATATTTGAGCAGGATCAGCACCAGTTCCGATCTTATCTTTTCCAACAAAATTTTTTCCTATACCTTGAGTAATATACTTGTGAGCTATCTGCAAACTGGTCTTTACATCATTTATTTTATTTTCAGCAGGAGTTCCTACTCTAAGTTTTTTAAATATTTTATCTAAAATTGGTTTTAATACCTCCCCCGCTTCTTTTCTTGTTTTATCTATTTGTTCAAATCTTTTATATTTGTCGTAAAGCTTACCACCTTTTTTAATATCTTTAGGTTTGTAAGAAGAAAAAAATTCTTCTATACTTAAATCAGGTTCTGTTCTTTCTATGTTGTTAAAAAATCTAAACTCAGTAGATTCATTTAAATCTTTAAGAGTTTTATTTTTTGCAAAGTTATCTTGATAGTATTTTAATACTTGAGTAGCGTGTTTATCGCCTCCTTTATAAGCAGTAAGCTCATCTCTTGATAAAATTTTTAAATCAGGGTCTGTATCATTATACGCTTTTCTTCTTGTATCTAAAAAATCATAGAACTTATCACCCATAGTATCAGTAGATCTACCTTCAATTTTTATAACAGCTTCACGAAAAGCTTCTTTGACAGCTAAAGGATCAGAAACATCAATCTCTTTACTTGCTAAAATTTTATCAAATTCGTCTTTTACAGGTATTATTTTATTTTTAATTAATCTTACATTTGAGTCCCCTTTGGCAAGGCCAAGTCTTGAAGCATAACCTCTGAGTTTCGAAGCTGTATCAACGTTGTATCTATTACCTCCAACGTCTGTATAAAAATATTTACCAAGATCTTTGTTCATGTTTTCTCTAATCATTTCGTCGGACATTGTCCCAAAATTATCCTTTATATACTTCTCACCTTCAGGTTTTATTTTTGGAGCACCTGGAGATATATCTCTTACTTGTAACAAACCTTTTTCTTCAGCAGCTGTTATTAATTTATTTGCTTGTTCGTTACCGACGCCAGAGTAAAATTTTTCTAATCTTTCTTTAGATCTTGAAACTAGCTTTCCTGGTTGATTTGACATTGTTTGAAAAAGATATTGATCATAGTAATTAGCAAAATTTTGTAATGTTTTATCATCTTGTACTGCGTTAGGAGAACTTAAAGACTCGATAAATTGCTTTGGATTAATTCCAGATGTTTTTTCAAAAGCTGAGATATTTGGATTAATTAACGTATTTAATTTTTTTAATTCATTTTGATTAAGAAGACCTGAGACTTGAGTTTGTATTTCAGGTGGCAGGTCATTATAAAAAGAAGCGAGGTATTGTATTTCATCATCACCAACATCACCAACGGTGTTTCTTAATTGATTAGTTAACATGCCTTTGACATCCGCTGCACCCATACTTCCATCACGTGTTACCATTTGAGATTTTAATAATTCTAAATTTTCTAATTCTTTTGTTGCTTTAGCTCCTGCTTTAGCTGCGGGTCCAA